ACTTAAACCCTGATGTGAAAATTGGTATATCTTTACCAATGGATCACATAAATGGTTCAGGTTTTTTTCCTGGTACATCCACAACACTCACACAGACAAGTAGTAATATTAGAAATTTACTCTTGACAAATAAAGGTGAGAGGGTTGGACAACCTGAGTTTGGATGTGGATTATTACAAGTTTTATTCGAACCGATGAGTGATGATTTGTTAGAATCTGTTAGGTCTGAAATAGAAGAGTCGATAGCCTTTTGGTTACCTCATGTTACTATAAATAATATAAGTGTGGAAAGGGATGAAGCCGAACCACACCAATTAAACATACTTATTGAATTTGCTTTAGCAATACAACCAACAGTACACGAAGTGATAACTCTGAATTTTCTTGTAGGTGAATAGGAGAACATAGATGCCAGCACAAAAAGAAGTAAGATATTTAAACAAAGATTTTTCAGGATTTCGTTCTGATTTAATCGAGTTTGCAAAACAATACTATCCAAACACATATAATGATTTTAATGAAGCATCACCTGGTATGATGTTTATTGAAATGGCATCCTATGTTGGTGATGTTTTGTCATACTATGTAGATTCACAATTCAAAGAACAATTATTAGCTTATGCAGAAGACACAAAAACTTTATTTGAAATGGCACAATCATTTGGATATAAACCTAAGTTGTCGTCTCCATCATTTACCAACCTTGATATATTTCAAATAGTACCAGCAGTTGGTACGGGTGTTAATGTGAGACCTAATTACAATTATGCACTACAAGTTAATGAAGGAACATTGGCTTCTACTGGTACGACTACATTTAGGATAAGAGAAAATGTCAACTTTTCTTACTCAAGTTCTTTTGACCCAACTACGGTAAGTATTTATGAAACATCAGGAACAGCCCCAACTTTTTATCTACTAAAGAAAACGGTAGGTGTTGTAAGTGGAACGATTACCGAAGAACAATTTAGTTTTGGAAGTGCTAAAAAATATCAAAGGATTATATTAGGAAGTGAGAATGTATTAGAAATAATATCTTGTACAGATAGTGATGGTAATACTTGGAAAGAGGTTCCATTTTTAGCACAAGACACGATATTTGATTCTGTACAAAATACTGCAGCTAATGATCCTGAACTATCACAATATAGTGATGAGGCACCATATCTTTTAAAACTTCTAAAAACTCCAAGACGATTTAAAACTTTTATAAGGGCTGATGGTAGAACTGAATTAAGATTTGGAGCAGGTGTAAGTGATTCGTTTGATGAAGAAATAGTACCAAATCCAAGTAATGTAGGTTCAACACTACCTGGTAGTCCAACATATTTAGATACATACTTCGACCCAACTAATTTTTTGAAAACAGAAGCATATGGTCAATCACCATCAAACACAATACTTACAATCAAATATTCTCATGGTGGTGGATTGGGTGACAACGCCACCCAAGATAGTATTTCTAATTTATCAGAAATATCATTAACATTAGATGAAACAAGTTTAAATGCTGGATTGGTTGCAACAGTTAAAGATTCTGTAGCAGTAACAAATCCATTTCCAGCTAATGGTGGTAAAGGTGCAGAAACAACAGAAGAACTAAAAGAAAATGCTTTAGCTTATTTTCAAGCTCAAGGTAGGAGTGTGACTCGTGAGGATTACATAACAAGGGTATATGCGTTACCACCTAAATTTGGAGCTATAGCAAAGGCATACATTGTTCAAGATGAACAATTGAATATACCAACAATGCAAAAAGAAGTCAAGTCTAATCTTTTTATGGATGAAAGAAACCTTGACCAACTTAAGTCACAAGATGCTGGTTCTTCTAATAGATTACCTAATCCAAACGCACTTAATTTATACACTCTTGGATATACAGCTGGTAAAAAATTAACTACTTTAAATTTAGCAGTAAAAGAAAATTTAAAAACATATCTTTCACAATATAGATTAATGACGGACGCGGTCAATATAAAAGATGCATATATTATTAATATTGGATTAAAAGTAAATTTTATATGTCGTACTGGATTCAATAAGGATCAAGTATCATTACAAGTTATACAAAAGGTGAAAGATTTTTTCCAAATAGATAGGTGGCAAGTTAACCAACCAATTGTCTTACAAGAGTTGGCATATGAATTATCTATCGTTGAAGGTGTAGGTGCGATAGTTCCACCTACGGTTGATAATCCTAAAAATGTACCAGTGTTGATTACTAACAAGTTCAGTACTGCAGATGGTTACTCAGGTAATATTTACGATATAAATTACGCAACCAAAGATGGTATAGTTTATCCATCACTTGACCCAAGTATATTCGAATTGAAATACCCAAATATTGATGTGGAGGCACGGTCAATTGGTGATTCAATTGGGAATAAATTGTAGGAGACCATAGATGCATTATTTTGAATACGCTGAAAAAGACACAACACTATATTCTCGTAGTGGAAGTCAGAACACAGGTATAGATGAGATAATAGAAGTAGTAAAGGATGTAAGTGCAGCTGGTGTTGTACAAGGTATAAGTCGAGTGTTGATAAAATTTGATACAACTTATATTTCATCTTCTGTATCAAGTGGATTAATACCTTCAAGTTCGTACACAAAATTTTATTTAAATTTATATGATGCAAATTCTAATGGTTTAAATGTTAATCAAAATTTATATGCATATCCAGTAAGTCAATCTTGGGACAATGGATTTGGTAGGGAAGATAGTTTCCCAATAATTTCAGATGGTGCCAGTTATAATTTCCGTGATAACAATGATGTGAAAACCATGTGGACAGGTTCTATGACTGGTTCGGGTGGTACTTGGTACAATCAATACGAAGCTTCACAATCTTTCTCTAACCAAGCAGCCGATGTTCGTATGGATGTTTCTAACATTGTTTGGCAGTGGTTACATGGAAACATAGAGAATGATGGTTTTATGGTTAAAAGAAGTGGAAGTATAGGTAATCTTGATACCACACTTGATGAGGGTACATCTAAAGCACTTGGTAACTTTTCATTTTTTAGTAGAGAAACCCATACAGTTTACCAACCTAAATTAGAAGTAGTTTGGGATGATTCTAAATGGGTTACTGGTTCATTAGAATATTTGACTTCAACGGAACTTGAAGATGTTAAATTATATCCAAGAAGTTTAAGAGACCAATACAAAGAAGATTCAAAAGTAAAGTTCCGAGTCAATGGTAGACCATTGTATCCCGAAAAAACTTTTTCAGCTACAGCTGGATATTCAACTGGTTACAACACTGCAAAAATGTTACCGAGTGGTAGTACATTTTATCAAGTGGTTGATGTTTTTACAGATGATATTATCATACCATATGGTAGTGGTTCAAAAGTTAGTTGTGATTCTACTGGTAATTATTTTAATCTACATCTAAAACCGTTGTTAGCTGATAGATTTTATCGTGTAGATTATAAAATTATAAGTGGTAGTGGTACTGTAGATGAGACAATACAGTATTTCAATTACCTACCATCATTCAAAGTAGTAAAATAAAGGAGTTAAAATGCCATATATTATAGCTGAACCTTGTGTTGGAACTTGTGATACAGCTTGTGTGGATGTATGTCCAGTAGATTGTATCCACGGTCCTTACGATGTTGAGGGAAGCGGTGAAGAAGCAAAAGTGGATGGGTTTGTTCCCAAAGAAGGAGATTCACTTTACATAAATCCTGATGAATGTATTGATTGTGGAGCCTGTGAACCTGAATGTCCAGTAGAAGCAATCTTTGAAGAAAGTGAAGTCCCATCAGAATGGAATGAATATATTAAAAAGAATTATGAATTTTTTGGTTTGGAGATGAACTGATGCCTTTAACAAAAGAAGAACTACTGAAAAGTGAATTCTATCAAAAGTTAAAAGAACAAGATAGACAAACATATCTTAATGAATTAGAACAGAGACGGAAGTTAAGTGGTGGTGTAGTGGTTACTGAAAACGACCAAATAATTATCAACGAAGCAACACCGCCTTTAAGAAATGATGCTGGTGTTTTTATAGCAGTTGAAGACCCATTTGAGGAAGGGAAAAACTTAGAAGAAGAAGACCAACTAATTAAAATTTCTAAAAAAACAACTGTCTATTCTACCGACCCAGTATGGAATGATATACTTAATCGAGAATTTGAAGAATTATGAGAATAAACACACCACTAAACGATAACGACTATAGAGAATTAAAAAAAGAATCTAAAGAAGTATTGGGTGCTAGTGGATATTTGAATCCACCATTTGGTCAATCAACAGATGATTATGTCGAAGTTCACCTATTGGATACTGATGGAAATTTTTTAGAAAAATTTAATTCTATTCATACTACTTTCGAAGATGATACAATAATTCTTAATATCGGTCAAGATTTAAGAGATAGAGATTACAATCGTGGTGAATTTCAGGTTCGTTATCATTTTGTTAGAAAAGTAGCTGGTGGTGATGATATAGTATTGACAAAAACTGTAAGTGGTCAACCAAATATAATTCATAGTGGTAATCCCGCCTTAACAGGTGTACCAATGGGACAATTTCACACCGATAGTGAAGGTAATACATTTGTAGGTGAGAACCCACCTGCTAATGGTCAAGATGCACAACCACTTGATATTAAAGAATGGAAGTTTAAAATAGATGAAATATCACCATCACGAACAGAAGTTAGAATAGTTCCTCAGTTAATAAGCAATTCAAATTATATAAAAGAATTTAGAGAATTAATAGAACCAAGAAGATACATACCTGAAACTGCTTGGACTGAATATATAGATGGAGATGGTGGTTTATTAAATGCTTGGAGAACGATAAGGGATAATCCTGATGATGGTTTGTCAAAATGGTGGAGACCAAGATTACAATTTGAAGATAATGTGACTAAGAAGTCAGATTTTGGAAAGTTACATTGGAACTTGTTTGGTCAAAATGAACCAAATAGAAATTTACCAACCCAAGATGGTGGTGGTCAGATAAGTTGGACAGGACCCGATAGTTCAAGATTAGAGTTTAATGTCAGACGAGAAGTGGAAGATGAAGGTTTTAAGGATTTTATGATTGGTTCCACCATAACTATTAAAAAGGCATATGTAGTTGGATATGAAACAAGACCTGATACACAAGAAAATTCAGAGTATAGTGCAGAAGATGGAATACCTGAATTATATATTCAAGTAGTTAATGTACCTGATACTAAACAAGTTAACTTCACAATGTATACTAAAGATGGAGAAGAATTCGACCCAAATACAAATGGGGTACAATTCTATTGGGAGTTTGGATGTGGTCATACAAAAGAAGCATCAAAGGATTCAACCGCATCACATAACTACGACACGGAAGGTTCATATGCTCCAACTGTTTATGTGATGACACCTAACTTTCAAGATGAGGTTACCGAAATAAGAACACCAAGTGGTAGGGTATTAGATTTTGTGGAACTTGGAGAATCAACATCAACCGATGAAACCGATACTACAACAGAGGCTGGAGAAAGTCAGTTGGATGGTAGAATTATAAGATGGGATACAGAAGGTGCAACGCCAATCACAAACTTGAGTGGAGACCAATCAACCACAAACACAAGGTGGTTTGTTCAAAATGGATATCGAAGATGGATAACAAATGGAGAAAATTTACAAATACTAAGAGATGCTTTAAATATTCAACAAAAAGTAAATGTAGAAGGAGCACCAATACCTGGTTCATACATACCAACTGATATTGAATTAGGAGGAAGTACGATAAACTCCCTTCCAATAGGGCCTGATTTAAACGCCTTAAGTTTTACTCAAGGACCTTCCACCACAGAACAATTGCCTACTGAGGATATGGGAGAACCAGTATTTTTAGGTTTTTGGCCTATGGAGGAAGTAGAAGAAACATCAGATGATGAAACAGAAGATGATGATAGTGGTGATGATTCCAATAGTGATGGTACTGCATTCACAATTAAACTATTCAATAGTCCTATTGTAACAACTGGACCTTTGAGTGAACGAACGGCAGGTAGTTTTGTTAAATTTGGTAATCCACAGCCGACTGGATACGAAAACACAAATGATGCGGTATTTCTTCAACAGAATTTTGTCACTTCTCAAAACATAAATATTAAGGCTAAACCAATGGGTGCAGATGGAGTCAACATCTTTGTTGGATTCTTTGATGATCCTGATTTTACGCAACCATCATTTTCCCCTCAACCTGATGCCGATGAAGCCCAACAAGTATTTGTAAATGGTAATAGAAATTTTTATGTCAAAGTCCAATCGGATTTCTAATGAAGAATAAACGAATTATATATTGGGGTGGCAATCACCAAACAACAATACCGAAAATGGGTGCATGTGGAAGTGGAACCGACCCAAGTGGTGGTAGTGGTGAAGGTTCTGGTGGTTCAGGTAGGAAGAAAACAGAAAAGCCAGAAGGTTTAGGTAAGTTTGATGGATTGGGAGATTTATTTGCAGACTTACTATTGGATGATTTATCAAAACTAGCAGCAGGAGCTCTATTTAGTGCAGTAGTAGGAACCCCACCCTTTGGTATAACCCTACAAAAAAATAGACCAAGTTCGGCTGAAAAGATGGCCGATTTACAAGGTCAACTCGATGATTTAAATTCACAATTAAATAATCCACCACCAGCAAGTGCAGCAAGATTAAGTGATTTACCTGAGGATGAGTTGCGAGATGCTATAAATGGTCTCCAAATACAATTTAATAGGTTAGAAGAAAGTCCACCTGATACTGGTTTAGATCCTGTAGGGCCTCTTCAACTTGATAGTGTAGATGATTTACCACAACCTGCAGATTTTGTAGGACAACAGGCAATAATAAATGGTGAATTATATGTATGGAAAGACCCACCAGGAACATGGGTAAATTTTGGTAATCAAGAAACAAAATTTTTACCAACAGACCAAGAACGAGAAGTTCCTATTTATGAAAGTTATGTTGCAACCATAACTGATGTACACAATCCAGATTCGATTAGTACAGATAAAACTTGGAGTGATGGTGCAACTGAGGTTGAACATATAGGTCCTACTCAAGTTAATTTACAAACAAAATTTGATACTTGGTATGTTGATACTCCTGTAAGACAAGATTTATATACATACATGAAACATGGAGAGAATGGTAGTTCTTTAATTATAAATCAAAAAGAAGACAGAGAAAAATACATCAATTTTCCTTATGCTATTAATTACAAACTATATGAACCTTTACCCGATAATATAACAAAAGATGATTTAGTTTATGTTTGTAAACAGATGTCATCTCCTGTATTGGAAACCGTAGAGTTAGTAGATTTTACAGATGAAGAAATAGAAGATGTTGTTTTAAGAAATCCTAAATGGGATGCTGGTTTACATTCCGATGGTGCATTAAATCAAAATGAATCAAATTATAAAACTTATAATGAAATAGTAACATCAAATAAAACTATCCAAGAAATTATTGAGGATAAAGTTATTAGTGGTAGTTTCAATGAAAGTATTGAATTGGATGGTATAGATTATTCCCAATTTAAAAACTTTGCAAAATTCAGTTCTGTTGAAGATAGATTAGTTAACTTTAAATATAAGTTAGATAAGATAGAACTTTTTACAAGTCAAAGTGATTCTTTGAGTGGTGTATTGGGTCAAGAAACTGCAACTTTCACTCAATCATTACAAGATAATGTCCGTGAGATTAAAAATAATTTTACTACCTTTGAAAAATATATGTATTTCGAATCTTCGAGTTATTCGAGTGGTTCACTTGGTGAATTTCACGATAATACATGGCCTAAGAAAAGTGGAGATGGTACATCACTTAGTCCATATGTTTTATATGCAGTTACTGAATCTGTTGCTGTAGATTGGTATAGTGGTCAGATTATAAGTAGTTCTAACTATGATAGAGAAAATCGTGATAGACTATTAGAAAATATACCAAACCACATAAAAGATGATGAAAGAAATGATGCCTTTACAACATTTATTAATATGACTGGTGAACATTTTGATGGTATATGGTCATATATAAACCAAATTCCCGCGGTACATGATAGAAGGGATGGATTAGATGTTGGATTATCAAGAGACTTAATTTTTCAAGTGGGAAGGTCTTTTGGATTTTATCTAAACGATGGTCAAGACCTCGTGAGTTTACCAAACTATTTAATTGGTGCCGATGTTACTGGTTCGAGTTCAGAATATTCTGTTCAGTCAGTAACTCCTCAGAAAGATATATCGAGAGAAATTTGGAAAAGAATTTTAAACAACATGCCTTTCTTCTTAAAAACTCGTGGTACTATTAGGTCAATCAAAGGTTTAATAAATTGTTACGGAATACCAAGTAGTATATTGAGAGTGAGAGAGTATGGAGGACCCAATCCAAATAGGAATAAACCATCTTTTCAAATTACGAGAAAATTTACAAAAGCCGCAGAGTTTAAGGCTGGTCAATACATAGAAACTACTTGGGCAAACGATACCAATAGTGGAAGAAAACCTGATACCATTGAGATGAGATTTAGGGCGGCTAGTGGTAGTAATCAAACCTTATGGCAAGCTGGTACTGATATAGCATTACGATTAGTTGATAATGGTTCAGCTGACAATTATGGAACTGTTCAATTCTTTTTAGAAGGTGGTGCTAATCCTGATTTTACATTGTCTTCAAATTCATTACCAATATATGATGGTGAATTTTATAATGTAATGTTAACAAGAATGAGTGCAAGTGTAGGAAATAGTGGATTTCATCATAGTGGTAGTTCGACTGGACAATTGACAGCCGATACCACATCACAAAATATATTATACTCATTATATGTTGGTCGTTACGATTCAGGACTATCAAGAATTATTTATAAGTCATTTTCAAGTGGTAGTACATCTACTTCAAGTAACAATTCAGCATTTGTTGGAAATGAAACTGCTTATATAGGTGGTAAACCAAGTAATGATTTTGGTAATCAACTTAGTGGTAGTATTATGGAATTTCGTTATTGGAATACTGCACTTAATAGTGGTTCGTTTGACAATCATGTTCAAGCACCAAAAGCATTTGATGGAAACCATCCATCTGCATCATATACCGATTTGGTATTAAGATATAGTTTCGATGATGATAAAAATTTAGATTCATCAACGAGTATTCGTGATACAAGTGCAGACCAATCTTATACAGCAGAGGGAACTGCTAATGGATATTCAAGTGGTAATCGTCCACATTTTAGAAAGTTAGTAGACCAACAAAAGGCAAAAGTTCCGAACTTGGGTCCTAATGTTCGTGTAGAAAATAAAGTAAGAATAGAAGATAGTAAATTACTTGGTAATTTAGCCGTAGATGAAAGGTCTGAACTAAGTGCATATGATTTAGCACCATTGGATAGTAATAAACTTGGAGTTTACTTTAGTCCTACTGATTCAATTAATGAAGATATTATATTGAGTGTTGCAGATTTAGATTATGACCAATATATAGGAGACCCAAGAGACAAATATAAGAGAAGATATAGAAGACTTGATGATGTAGCAACGACTTACTGGCAAAAATATAACGCCCCAAATAATTTTTGGGATTATATGAGATTGATAAGATTTTACGATACAAGTGTATTTGACCAAATAAGGAAAATGATTCCTGCAAAGGCAAGAGCTAATGTAGGTTTATTAATAGAACCAAACTTATTAGAAAGACGAAAAGAAGTAATCGGTGCACCACCTGATTTTGATGTGGTCAATGTAAGAGGTAATTTAGATGCAGGATTCGGTAGAGTTGTTACTGGTTCAATACTACCTTTGACACAATCCATTGATGTAATGGCTCAGTTTTCACAGAGTGGTCAGTATCTAACTTACACTGGTTCCCTTTCTACAGCACCATCTGCATCAGGCGGTCAGTATTTGACTTTTACTTCTTCAATATCAGAAGATATATTTAGAACACCTGCAACTTATATACTTTCATCATCACTTAGTGGATGGGGTGGTGGAAAAGAAAAGTATGGTGATTTTATCATTACTATTGGAGGACCTGAATATATATTTAGAGAAGTACTACAACCAAATATAAGTGGTTCAAGAATATCAGAACATAATTTTGAAAGAAGATTTTTCTATACCACACAGGCAAGTGCTTCATTAGATAATTTTTATTCATCTTCATTTGTAAGAAGTGACAAACAAAGTTTATATCAAGACAATCAGATGTTTAGATTAGTATATCAAGGTTCACAGCAGACTAAGAAAACAACCCTTGACAAGTTGGATCCTGTCACGGTAGTACTAACTTCACCAACTACATTAGTAACAAAAGAAACTGGTGAATCTAAACTTGATGTATTATAATGAAAAATTTAGTTTGATTATATTTATAGATAAGAAGTTTTAATCTTATTATAACATAAATCCAAACTACTCAGTCCTAAAGGAGATACAATTATGGGATTTTTAAATAATACCACAATCACAGTTGATGCGATACTTACGAAAAGAGGTCGTGAGTTATTGGCTCGTGGTAATAATGAATTTCAAGTTACGAAATTCGCACTAGCAGACGATGAGGTCGACTATCGTTTGTGGGATACCTCACATCCCAATGGAACAAATTTTTATGGAGCAGTAATCGAGAATATGCCTTTGTTAGAGCCTGTACCTGATGAAACACAAGCATTAAAGTACAAGTTAATTTCACTTCCAAAAGAAACATCTCGTTTACCAATCTTAGATATCGCTGTTCCATCACTAACATTTCAACAAGGTGGTGGTAATGGTGATTTATTGAGTCCAGGTACATTGAATTCAACTGATGCTGATTTAGGATATACATTCCTAATTCATGACACAGCTGTAGCAAGACTACAGATTGGACAAGCAGCACCAGGACAGACAGCACCATTAGTACCTGTCAATTTGAGTAGTGAAGAAATAACAAACTCACAAAGTGTAGTTGGTTTAACTGCAAGAGTAGTACCACAAACATTCACCACACCAAATAAAAAGAAAACACAAATTACCGTGGTGGGTAATCAGACTGGAGCGACACAGACAATAACAGTTACTGTTAATAAAACAGTACTTGGAAGTCCAGCATCGCCAGTCTCATCTTAATAGTTAGGAGTTAGAAAATGGCATTAGCAGGAGCATATAAATTATTTGACCAAGAAAATGATGTGGTTAAAAATATCAAAGCCACAATATCAAGTGGTATATGGAGTGGTGGTACTGGAACACTAACTACATTCTTTTCACAATCAGCAAACAGTTCATCAGCTGGAAAGTATTATTATGATGTGTACAAGACAGACCCATCATCTGATACAGAAGCTGAAGTCCAATTCAGTATTGGATATGGACACTTGGATGGAAGTGGTTCATTAGGTACTGTTGGGGGAGCAACTGGTAATAGAGCTTCTGCAGCTATCCACGCACAACTTGTAAATCTATTATTACCACCCAACAAAGATAGATTCACTTACGCTGGTTCAGTAACCTCTAAACACTTTTTTGTTCTATCACTAAAAAGAGCAAGAATGAGAGAAAAGATGGATCCAGGTAATTGGGAACTTCGTATTAGTGGTAGTGTAAAAAATGTTGGTGAAAACATTAGATTAATAGACGATAGTAATTCCACGACTGATCCAGAAGCAGGAATAGGTGGTAGAGTATTTAATGTTGTTACTGGTTCCATTACAAGTGGTACTACATCAATAAACACAGCGGCTTCATCTAATCCAGGTGGTGGTTATGGTTTATTCTATCCTGATTTAGGGATTGTACTATTGAACGCTGATATTGTAGACGCATCTGCTTCTATAAGTGTCAATACAACTTCAAATACTGATGGTGGTAATGTTCCAGCATTCTTTAGTAGTGTTAAAGGTGGAGCATACTTTCAAGCTAGACGAGAAGAAAAACTCTCATCTACACATTATTTCGTAAGAGCTGGAAATAAAGAATTTAATTTCTCTAACAATCCAACTTTCTTTACAGCATCTACTGGTGACTTCACACAACCTACTTTCTTTAAAGACCCAAAAGTCTACATAACAACAGTAGGTTTGTTTAATAATAGTAATGAATTATTAGCAGTTGCTAAGTTGAGTCAACCTGTATTGAAATCTTATTCTCGTGAGGCATTAATCAAAGTCAAACTTGACTTCTAAAACATAGGGGAGTGGAATGATTTTAAGAGATGTCCACCCACAAGATGTTTCTATAGAGCCCTTTAAAACCCACAAGCGATTCACTTTCACTAATACTGATAGTGGAAGTGGAGTATTCGCTCTTAAGGCAAGTAGTGGGAGTTTTAGGGGTTTTGATTCAGGTTCCGCTCTTTCCCAAAGTATTGGTTCGTTTAATCAGATGTCTCGAAGTTTGGCATTACCAAAATCTACTTGGTATAGTGGTGGGACATTTTATAACCTTCCAACTTATTACATGCTAAATCACAAATTCTATGAAAGATTTAGTAATCGTGCCAAATTTAAAAGTCACACAAATCAAGTTCAACCCTTTTTAACATATGGTAACTCAAACACAAATGTTAGTTTTAGAGAATTACATGATAATGCATCAGTAATCACCGTTCCACAGCAATTGATGGGTGAGGGAATTAAACCGAAAAGTGTTCGTGTATTAGATAACATAAGTGATGTAACTACTGATATTCGTGATGACGGAGATGGTAATTTATTTGATTTTGCATATTCACAGAGTTATGCAGCTTTCAAGTCAAGTTCATTCACCAACACACCTACAAGTGATGTTAGTTCGAGTTATGTATTAGGAAATGTTTTTTATAAACAAGGTCTAATAGTAATGACAAGTACTGGTTCAAAATATCTAAACGCATTTACTGGTACGGATAGTGATGGTTATACTTTAAATTATCAATCTACACACACAATTTATCAACATGAATATATGGTAACCTCACAGGCAGGTCAACATAATGCCACAAGTAATGTAAGTGCAACTTTTGAAAGAAGTGGTAGTTTTCAATTGGGAAAAGGTACAAATCCTGATTCAATTTTTCCACCAAGTGATAATCCACTTGATGGTCTTGGAAGTGGTTCATATAATCAAACATACGAAGGAACACAATTTTACGAAAACTTTGTAACACATAGTGAGTTCAGACCTTACATTACAACAATAGGATTATACAATGATTCAGGAGAATTATTAGTGGTTGGTAGAACAGCAAAACCAATTAAAAATGATGATAAAACAGCCATGAGTTTTGTAGTTCGTTTTGATGTTTAATTGGTTAGTTTTATATTTATTAGTGTAATTTATCGCTTAATGGGAGAAAACAGATGTTAAAGAAGATTATATTAGGTTTATTAATGACCTCATCTTTGTTGGCTGAAAATGAAATACTAAAATTTTTAAAGTATTCGACAGCATATGCCAGTTTTAGTTTAAATGCACCAAGATATCAAGATGATAGATTTGCTATCGTTGGTGGTCTGTCTACTGGAGATTTATTGGTGGACAGAACTGAAAGAGATTTAAAACCTGATTTCCAAACATCATTTGGACTCCGTAAGATAGGTCGTTTTCAGTACGAACCAAAACGAGGTGTTAAGTCAGCTGGTAAAGGTGGAACTTGGTATGATGGTACAGAATCAAACTATAATGAAAGTGCTACATTCGGTCCTGTAAAAGGTTGGGAGTATTTAATCAAATGGACAGAAGGTAGACAATGGGGTAACGAATATCTTAATCAAGAATATTGGGTTAGATACATCGGTGATTGGGCTATGGCTAAAGTTGGTTGGACGGAGTTAGGATTAGAAGACTTGAGTTATATACACGGAGATTTGAGAGTACATCTCACACCTGAAGTTTTACAAAATAAACTACATTTTTCTGTTGGATTCAAACACAGACAACATCCAGTTTATGGATTTGATGCTATGGTATTGGATACGACTTGGTATCGTGGTTCATGGTGGGCATTTGCTGAAGATGCTTTTGGTGTTGATGATAATATGTGGTATGATGAATCCATGTTAGAAGGATATGACGAAAATGGTAATCCAATTTGGACTCATGATGAATTATTAGAACTTGTAAATGGTGAATGGGTAAAGGTTGAAGGAGATGGTCCTTTTTGGAATGGTAGAGGTGAGTATTGGGGACATGATTGGTTATGGAGAGATGCCAATGGAAATATATTTGCTTACACAGATAGAGAATATTTCATATACCACTTTCCACAGATGTTAGAGACTTATATAAACGGAAAGAAAAAAGATTTAGGATATCAAAGTGAAACATCTTTGATAATAGGTGTGGATTTTTACCATTATACTGATAGTTGGTGGTTACATGCATGGGGTAATTGGTTACCTGTTCACTATGGACATACTAAACATTCTTATCAAAACGCCTCACTATATAAAAAACATTTAGAAGAAGGATATGAACCATATGATTTTGAATATTCTGAACCCGATTGGGCAGATTGGAATGATTATGATATGGGAGCAATATTCGGAGTAAAACTCAAAGATAATCTTGGAGTGTTTGCTGAAGGAAGATATCTGTATTATTGGGAGAGACCAGCGTACGATATCAAGTTAGGAGTTAATTATCAATTTATGGGATTTTAAAATGAAAAAATGGTTTGAAATAAAAGAAAAGTACCTTAATCCATTGGTTTGGATTATTTTAGTTTTATTTATTAGTTGTGAGGATACACAAGTAGAGGAAACATTAGAACCCGCTATGCAGATGTGGGTAAATGGTGACCCAATAGACCCGTTTACTTACTATGGTTCAATAACAACTTTTGGAAGTAAACAAGTTGGTGAGGATGGTAAGATAAAGAAATTACTTGTATTTCACTTTCAAAGGGAAGTCGGTAGGGTTTTACCTGAATTAGAACATTATGCTACTATATGGTATGATAAAGATGGTGAGGATAATGATAATTTAATAGATGCAGGTTTGTACTTAAATTACGGAGTTGAAGATACTGTTTATAGGGATAAAACAATAGACTTAGAAATCATAGGTAGTTTTGATTATACAAATTTTGGTCAAGCAGAAATAACAGAAGTTAGAGATAATAAAATCTCAGGTGTGGTCAATGGTCAGTTCTATAATCCATACAGAGATGAATTACAAATAGCATTATTGGTTTTTGAGAACATTGAAATAGGAATGGATCCAGAAGGAACATTCTACAACGGTGAATAATGAATGAGTGATGGAGTTAGATTAGGTCAGTTGTTATGTGATGCAGATGTTATCACAAAACGACAACTAAGTAAAGCCCTAGCAGAACAAGTCAAAGGTCGTAAAGGGACTATTGGTGAAATTCTTGTGGAGATGGGTTTTTGCTCATTTGAAGACATTACTGATGCTATGATGAATCATTCTTCTGATACTAAAAAACACGAAGAGAAACACGAAGAGATTCATAAAGAACCAATAACACAGCCAGTAGTTGAACAAGAACCTGTTGTAGTTAAGCCCACACCACAGCCTGTAGTAGAGGAACCAAAAGTAGAAGAACCTATAGAACTTTCTGAAGATAAAGTTATGGGTACAAAGTTTACAATGTCTATTCAGACCATTATTGCATTAATTAGTGTGATAGCGGCAGGTGTTGGTGGTTATTATATGTTGTTATCTGAAATAGAAGAGGCTAAAAATTTACCTGAACCACCATCTATTGAATCTATATTTGGTGATGAATACCCATCCAAGCCTGATGGACATAACTGGCCTCGTTCTTATGAACAATACAAATCACAAGTTGGTGGATTACAAGAAGATATGGATGCTGTATATGAAATAATAGATGAGTATGAAGAGGCTATTGAAGATTTAGAAAAACTCGTTGCAAATCTAAGAGTAGAAGTTGCAAAGAAAAAGGACAAGTAGGAGTTACATTATGCGAAATTTGTTAGGATTGATATTACTTTTCTCCATGACATTTGGTCAAGGTGTTAACGATAAAAATTTTAAAGACAAAATAAATGGTGGAATTGTTGTTGTGGTATTTACAGCAGAATGGCAAGAAGCTGAATTTGATGAAAGTTTAATAAAGGGTGTTAGTGGATATCAAGATTGTGAAATTTTAAGAGTTCAGAGTGAAGACGCACCAAAGGTTGTTAAGAAGTTAAGGTTTAGAAACTATCCATCAATGGCTCTTTTTTATGATGGTTCAAAGAAAGAAACATGGAAGGCTGATATGGATGGAGAACTTGATTTGACTAATAAGGAAATCAAGTCGGCAATAGATGATGTATTGGCCGAAGATGTGTTTTAATGTATGAATATCGCAACGATAGCAGGACATTTGGCATTTGGTCTAATAGCATTTTCTTTTTTAGTAAAGGATATTTTATACCTTAGAATCCTATCTATATTAGCAAGTTTATTTTCCGTATTATATAATTTTTACATCCCTCTTGAACCAATGTGGTTAGCAATAAATTGGAATATTGTTTTTGTACTCGTAAATGTATACCACATAGCAGTTCTTATCTATGAAAAACGACCTGTCCACATGGACGATAAAAACAATGAGTTATACGAAACCCTATTTAAAGATTTAACACCCGTAGAATATTTAAAAATTAGTAAGGCTGCCATTTGGAAAACATTTCAACCTGGTGAATTTGTTACAAGACAAACACATCTTGTGCCAGATTTAGTATTGATATACAATGGAACAATAGATGTATTAGTAGATGGAACAAATGTTGCCCAATTAAAGGATGGTCAGTTTGTAGGGGAGATGTCATTTTTGACAGAAAAATCAGCAACAGCTACTTGTGTGGTAAAGCATCCGTGTGAATGTTTAGTATGGAAACAACGAGAATTTAAAGAATTATTAAAAAGGAATCCATCTTTATACTTCACACTTCAAACTTTATTAAGTGCACAAGTATCTAATAATCTTGTTAGCAGTAGTAAAAAATGAATAACAGATATTTATATTTAATGGATAAAAAATATGCCAAGTAAAAAGGCCAAATTAAGAAAACAGACCAGACTCAAGAAAAATAAAGAGTTGAAAGAAAAAGGTCGTACAAGAAAACAATACAAAAAGTGGTTGAAAAAACAACAAGGAGAAGGTAATGGGGTTACTAAGTACAATCGCCAAAGGAGCAGGTAGTCTACTCGGTGGTGATGCAATTAAAGACATCGGAAATATAGTAGATGATTTACATACTTCAGGTGAAGAAAAGGCAGCGGCAAAAGAAAGAATTACAAGTATATTAGCACAAGCAGAACAGGCAGCACAAGCACAAGTATCTGCTCGTTGGGAAGCTGATTTAAAACATGGTAGTTGGTTAAGTAAAAATATCAGACCAATTACTTTAATATTTTTAACGGGTGTATTCGTAATACTAAGTGTATTTGATGGAAACATGGGTGAGTTTACAATTGGTTCAGCTTATGTACCTGTTTATCAAACATTATTGATGACCGTATACGCAGCGTACTTCGCTGGTAGGTCTATCGAAAAAGTAAAAAAGGTGACCAAATAAGGGGAATAAAGGTTGAGTGAAAAACAAGAGGCGATTATTAGAGCACAGGCCATGTTGATGATAAGTAGAAATCAAGGTAAACATAGTGTAGTAAAAAGAGTCTATAAACGCTTTAAAAAATGTATAAATAACGGTTAGGAGAAATCAAATGCCAGTAGAAAAAAAGGATGTGAAAGTAAGTGATTATCATGTCCAAGACCAGAAACATGCTATAAATCAACAATTAGTTGATATTATAAAATTCAGACAGAATAAGAAGTGGTATATCAGTATATCTGTAGTAGCACTTTTCTCTACTATCCTTGCACTTATGATTTACTTTATGAGTAACGGAGTTGATGTACAGAGTGGTTGGAAAGAAATTCTACTATTAATGTTAGGTGGATTTGTTGGTTCATTTGCTAAAGTAATAGATTTTTGGTTTAACAACGCTGAAGATGATGTTAAATTATTAGAACACGCTGATGATTAAAGAAGTATTACAAAAATTAACCGTAGAACAAGCACATAAACTTCTCGACAATCTATGTGTCGAATGTGGTTTGCCTGTCCATGAAAATTTGAGAAAGTGGTTTAAAGACAAGTGGGTAAATATTGGTAAAAAGAAAAAAGGTGGTGGACATCCACCATGTGGAACAAGTGGTAAATCAAGAGGATATGCTAAATGTGTTCCTAAATCTAAAGCCGCCAACATGACTAAAAAACAAAAAGCCAGTGCAACTCGTAGAAAACGAGCCGCACAAAATAAGGCAGGTCGTGGTGGTAAACAATCTGCTGGACAAGGTAAAGCACCTATTAGAGTATCAACCAAACCCAAAAAGTAGTGGGTTGGAGTAAAAAATATAAAAAGTCTATTGATTGTAATAACCCAAAGGGGTTTAGTCAAAAGGCTCATTGTCAAGGGAGAAAAAAGAGAGAACATATGGAAATTAATGAATTAGTACCAAATATGGCAGTAGTAAACCCACAAGCTTATAATCAATTGTTGAAGAAACAATTAACTAAAACTAAGAAGGTTGGTACTGCTCTTAAAAATAAAAAAGACCCATTACATAAAAGAGCATTACAATTAGTAAAAAGATTTATTAAAAAGGAAATGTTGAATCCACCAAATTATTTAAGAAATGTTGGGAATGTTCCACAGAATAATCCTGATGGAGAACACAGATTTAAAAAAGGTAAAGACCAAGAGGAGAGCATTATGAAAAGTGATAAAGTTGAAAATATGATTAGAAATCTGATTCGTACTGAAATCAAAAAAATTCGTGAATCTCAAATGATGACTGAAGAACAGTTTGATGAAGCAGCTGGTAAGAAAGATGCTTGTTACCACAAGGTCAAAGCTCGTTATGATGTATGGCCTTCAGCATACGCAAGTGGAGCACTTGTAAAGTGTCGTAAGGTAGGTGCTAAGAATTGGGGTAATAAATCTAAAAAGGAAGGATTTTCAAGTGATGCTCAAAGAAAAGCAGCATTTGCTAGTGGGTATGAAGAAAAGGGTAAGAAGAAAAAGAAGGAATCCGTAGAGGAGTCATACGACATTTGGATGGAAGATGGTTCATGGGGATACACCATGACTGGTTTACTACCTGAAGCCGAATATCAAGGTCGTAAGGTTAAACTTGGAAAACCGATGCAAGGAGACTCAAAGAAATTTAAAGTATATGTTAAAAATCCAAAAGGTAATGTCGTAAAGGTAAACTTTGGACAAGGTGGAGACGCTAAGGGTGGAACTATGAGAATTAGGAAATCTAATCCTAAAGCTAGAGCTAATTTTAGAGCAAGACATAATTGTGATTCACCAGGACCAAGACATAAAGCCCGTTATTGGAGTTGTCGTAAGTGGTAAAACTAAAAGATTTACTCAAAGAGTGGTCTGATAATAAATTAGTGTTGGGTAAAATTTATACCGAAAAGGATAACCCGCCTTTTAAAACACCAAAACAAATACAAAATGAAGCACCAATGAGTGATACTAAGAAAGGATTTCTTATGTTGAAAATTTGGGGTCAGAGTTGGAGTGTCAATATGGGTAAGGTATTTAAAGGTGTAAACGCTGAGAAACCAGCTATGATTAAAAAGGGTTTGAAAGAACTAAAAATATTACATAAAAAAATAGAAGAACAAATAGAAGAATTGATATGATTAAACTAAAATATTTACTAATAACATTGTTTACTCTATCTTTATTAGGTGGACAAGAAATTTTAAAGGATGGTGTTAAACCAGCATCATTTACTTATGAAGAAGCAGTAGAAATGTTAAAGGCTCGTGATGTTGAGTGGGAAGCTAAAATTAAGAAGTTGGAAGAGAAGGTATATGTGGATTCTCTTATCATAGTTGCAAAAAACGCTCACATTGAATCTCAGAAGAAACAGATAAAAGTATTAGAGTTGCTGACAAAATGATAAAATTAAAAGATTTAATAGAAGAAAGAATGAGTGTCGGTGATGAATATGTAGGTACTGCTCGGTTAAAGGATGGTAGACAAGTTCAATTATATCGTAGTAACGAAGCTGATAGACATTCTATTGGAAAGAAATATGGCATCAAAAAAAATGATTATTTTTTATTTGTAAAAGGTAGGGAAGCTAAGTATATAGTAGATACCAATACTCATATTCTAAGAAAAGCAGCTAAGTGGGCACAAGGGTACATAAAAAGAAAATTAAGTGGTACTGGTAAGGAGAGATTTACATAATGATTAAACTAATGGATTTGATAAACGAAAGAATGTATGGGAAACAACTTAATGATAAGTGGTATCCAGCACATTCAAGAGAGGCATTAAGTTGGTCTCTCACACATGACTATGTTCCGATATATCCTAAAACGATGGAAACGATAATCGGTAAAGTACCTATAGATGCCTTTCATGTTACAGACCCAAACCACATCAAGACATTAAAGGATATTATAGGTAAGAAAAAATCAATCTCAACATTTAATGCAGCCAATAAATCATCACAACTAGCAAAAGGTCGTGGTGTACAGACTGGTAGTGGTGGTGTTATATTTCATGTCTCAGGTTTATTGTTAGCACAGAAAGGTATGGATTTTGATACCGTACCTGATTTAAAAGGTCGTAGGTGGGTAAAAGGATATCACATATTTGGTGACGATACTTTACGAGGTGCTTTGAAAAGAGCTAAATTACCTGATTATTCAGAATGGAAAGATATTGAATATGAGATTTCAGATGCAATCGAGGACGACCCAAAGTACGATGATTTACCATACACGAAGAGAATTGAAGCTGTTAAAAAGGCATTGGGACCTATAACTGCAAAACATTTGAAAAAATATATAGACACAACAAACAAGTTGTTAAAATCAAACAAGAAAAAGGTAGTTGCAAACCTAACTAAATCATCAAATGAAACTAATAGTTGGTGGAACGAAATACTAATCTACAATGTCAAGGTCAAGGATGTATTTGTATTGAAAAGGGTTTGGGAAGATTATTACTTCCAAAACGATTCACAATCATCGACTATTGATGAACCTGAGGAATCTTATAAGAAGACACTATTATCTTATGTAGATGAAAAGGATATAACTGTTGGAACTCCTGCTCAATTTCGTAAATGGTACACAGCAAGAAAAGGTGAAATAACAGTTTAATGATTAAGTTGATGGACTTAATTAGAGAAGTTAGTCTGAATGCAACCTACAACGATGCTGGTGAACCTGATACAGGTTTTTTACCAAAGGGTAAGGTTAGAAAGTTAGGTATTAAATCTAATAAACCTGAGCCTTGGTTTGAAAAAGGTGGCTATGTTCAATGGAGTTTTCCAAAAGCAACTAATATTTATGATAAGAAGGATAAATCCCAACAGCGAATGCAAGTGATTAAAAAGGTAAAGAATACAGGTGTTAAGTACGATAATTTTCAAGAAGATGTTGGAAGTTGGGATAAATATGGTAGTGAGGATTATTCAACAAATTATGAGATATCGGATATTTTAGATGATTAAATTATCACAATTACTATTAGAACGAATTGATTACTTACAGACCGCACAGTCACTTGTAAAAAAGTACAAGTTGAAGAGTAAGGTAAAGTTTGGTGCTAAACACGACTATGGTGATTACATACCTGAAAAGGATACCATACTACTAAATCGTTCCTATCCAAATGTAAAAGAATTCATTATTTCTGTATTACACGAAATCAAACATGCACTTGACGCACAAAGATTGGGTGTTAGAAAGTTCGTTAAGAAATACAATCAAGCTGGAAACATGGCAGTCCATCAAGGTAGAGACCCACACGATGATAATAAATGGGAAGAATTAGCCGAAAGATGGGCACAGAATGAATACAGAAAAAAATGGAGCAAGATTTTTAAATAGTTTCAAAATTTAGGTTATACTTATTGGTATGAAAACTCGTTCTGCTAAAAATAAAGGTAAAAGGTTACAGAATCAAATTCGTGACCAGTTATTAGAAAACTTCAAACAATTAGAACCCGATGACATCAAATCTACTACGATGGGAGAAAGTGGAGAGGATATACAACTTTCACCTGCCGCTCGTAAATTGATACCATATGCTATAGAATGTAAGAATCAAGAAAAATTAAACATATGGGAATCATTAAAACAGGCTGAATCTAATAGTGAAAAGGGAAAACCAGTGTTAATATTTAAAAGGAATCGTAGTAAAACCTACGCAGTTTTAGAAATTCAAGATTTTATAGATTTAATAAAATGATAAATTTGAACGAACCTTATGATGTTTATGTAGCAACCGAGGTAGGTGATGTTTCAAATGGTGGTGTTTCAAAATGGGTTGATGATTGGATAAGTAATGTAGCTCCACATTTGATTGTTAAACCAATTCTAATAATTGAAATTGAACAAGATAAAGAATGGATTGACTATGCCAAACAATATGTAGATGTAATACATAGGCCAGGTACTGAATGGGAATGGGAATATACAATGTCTCGACTTCCAGTATCTAATTATTTTTCCTTACCTGATAGAAGAACTGTAGATATGATAATAAGAGGAGCTAGAAAGTTTCACCTTTTGTCCTATCCTTTACCAATTATGATGTATGGAAATTCCTTAGAGTGGTCAATAAAGAAAATGAGAGGTGTTTACGATAGAAAAATAGATTCAGTTTGTATACATAGTCTTGAATCAGTTACATTAAAATACCAACAAAAGTTACGAAAGTTTTCAAAGAAAATTATAAATTATCAACAAAAATCTATTGATTATCAAAACCATTTAATTGAAGATTCGGAAAATTCTATTTGGATTGGTACTGATGATGAAAGTAAGTTTGATTATAAAATATCCAATACATATGAATTTAAAAATAATCTTTCTGCCAATAATTCTAATGTTGTAGGATTTCCAGCTAGATGTGAGGCAAGAAAGAATCTCCACTTTTTAGAAAAAATTGAATCTATAGGTTTAACATTAGAAAAATTCTATGAGAATTGTTTTGATGATTACAAAAAAAGTGTTAAGTTAAATAAATTCAAGGTTATTGATTATAGGTCTGAAAAAATAGATAAGTTTTATCGAGGGGAAGATTGGGGTATAAGTCATAGTTGTTTTGAAAGTGAACCTTTTGGTTATAGTATTTTTCAATCAATTGATTTTGGTAAAATACCTATTCTACACAAAAATTGGTGTAAAGAAATGGAATATCCGTTTAGAGCATCTACACAAAAACAATTTGAAAATCAAGTAGCTGAAATATCTAATCTTTCTATTGAAGATAGAAATAATTATTTAGGTAAGTTAAAAGAATATTTATCCAAATATTCGGATACTGAAAAGTGGAGAGATGATTTACTCAGTATTTACAATAAAGATGGAGACCAAGTTTGGTTACCTACAAGTATAAGTCCAAGTAGAGATGTTTGAAGAAACTAAAATATTAAATTTACTCGATAGAGTATTGGGTGGTAAACACAAACGACATAAAAAACAAGGTCAGTTTGCTTGGTTTTGTCCTTTTTGTAACCACTATAAACCAAAACTTGAAGTAAACATCCTAAAGTCGGTATGGCATTGTTGGGTATGTGATAAAAAAGGTAGAAGTTTATTTACCTTATTAAAAGGTATGAGTGCAACTAAAGCACAATTTGATGAGTTGGGTGGATTAGTTGATAGTAAACCAAGAAAATTTAAAGATGATGATAAAAGTATTGTAAAACTACCTGATGAATTTAAACCTATGTGGGAAAAATCATCAAATCCATTTTACAAAAATGCATTATCTTATTTAAGAAAAAGAGGAATTACACACGAAGATATACTAAAGTATAATATTGGTTATTGTGAAAGTGGTATGTTTAGTAATCGTGTAGTGATTCCAAGTTATGATAAAGATGGTAAATTAAATTTTTTTGTTGGTAGAGACATCTATGAATCACCAATGAAATATAAAAATTCCGCTACTTCAAAAGATGTAGTTGGATTCGAGTTATTCGTTAATTGGGACGAACCAATAGTATTGTGTGAAGGCCCTTTTGATGCGATAGCAATAAGAAGAAATTGTATTCCGCTGTTTGGAAAACAAATACTTAAATCCTTAAAACGAAAAATAGTCGAAAAAAAAGTTAGAACGATATATATATCATTAGACACGGACGCGATTAGTGATTCGTTAAAAATGGTTGAAGAGTTTATGAATCACAATATTGATGTCTATTTTGTAAAACTAACTGAGAAGGACCCTTCAGATTTGGGATTTCGTAAGATGGTAGATGTTATAAAACAAACACCAAAGATGAAATTTTCGGATTTGATGAGGTATAAATTAAGTGGCAAGAAAACAGCAGGAATCGATTTGGAAATTTAACGATGAAGAATGGAAAGTTCACATCACAAGTGGACAACTAAAAGAAGAAGTGCTAAAAAAATTCAATCTTGGAAAATCTACAACTACTTATTATGAGAGTGGGACATTCAAGGAAGAAACTTCGTGGGATTTAATAGTACCCAACAAACTCATTACAAAAGTCAAAAAATACATCAAGGATAATAGTTGATAAAAAATGTTGTAAAAGTTCCTTTTCGAAAACTTAAACACATACATCACATTTCGGATATTCAAATCCGAAACTTGAAGCGACATACAGAATACGAAGAAGTATTCAATCGTCTCTACGAAAAGGTCAGAGAAAACAAAGACAATGCTGTTGCTTATATTGGTGGTGATATTGCACACTCAAAAACTGATATGTCACCTGAATTGGTAGACCAACTATCAAGGTTATTTAAGAATCTATCTGATATAGTACCGACAATAATAATTGCTGGAAATCACGATTGTAATTTAAACAATCGTTCTCGTATGGATGTGCTTACTCCAATTGTAGAGAATTTAAATCATCCTGATTTACATTACCTAAAAGATAGTGGAATCTATACTTGTGCTGACACACAATTCGTAGTTTGGGATTGTTGGAGTGATGAAAAAGACTTTATCACATCAGACCAAGTAGAAGGTGATACTAAAATTGTATTGTTTCATGGAACCGTAGATAGATGTGAGACAGACTTAGGATATAGACTTCCAAGTGATGTTAAGATTACCAAATTCGATGGATATGATATGGGATTACTTGGTGATATCCATAAGAGACAGCACTTGAATAAAGAGGAAACTATCTCATATTGTGGTTCATTGGTTCAACAGAATCACGGAGAAGGTTTAGACCATGGCTATTTACTATGGGATGTTCCAAAGAGAAAATCAAAATATATTAGAATTCATAATGATTATGGATACTACACAATGGATATCACAGAAGGTAAGGTTCCTA